TTTTGAATTTATAAATAACAATTTGAATCTATAAATAATAAATTGAATAAATATTTTTTGGTATTTTATTTGATCCATCAAAATCCATTTTTATAAAAATTGTTTTATTTCTATATTGTTCATCTGTAAAATTTTTAATAGTTTCATCATTTATAGGTACTTCACCATTTAAATATAAACCAATTACAACATTAAAATTATTATAAATAACAATTCTAGTATCTATTATAAAACTTAATATATATAACTCTAATTTACCATCTGAATTATAAGATTGTTTTCTAAATTTATTAAGAGCATCATTAAAATCATTTTCACTTCCATTAAAATATTTTTTAATATATTTTGTATATTTTTCTTGATTTTCATTTTTAATTTTAAATATAAAATCAATTATTTTTGCTTTAAACTGATTAGTTAATTGTGTTTGCATTTCAGAAAAATAACCAATATTTCTTGATTCTATATCATACAATGGATTGTTTATCCAATAAAAACAATTTACATAAGCTCTTAATATACTATCTTTATTACTTATAATTGGTTGAATTAATTGTTTACCTAATTCAATTAATTCAAGATAATCTTCATTAATTTCATTTGAACTTTTATTTATAATTTGACGTTTACCAATTGTTGGTATTTTATCTTTACTAAATAATTCTGCCATTATTTTACTAATATTATAATTACCGGTTTTAATTATTTTTTGACCAGGTCTATTAGTATATTGTGAATAATCAACTATATCAGAAACATAATAATTTCCTTCTTGTAAAAGTTCTTTAAATTGGATATCATTTTGTACCATTTCTTCAATTATTTTATTAACAAAATCAATTAACATATTTTCATCAAGTCTCATTTTACATAAATTATTACTCCAATTACAATGTAAATTATTATTACAATTTAATTGTGTTTTATTTATTTCACAATAATCTCTAAGATTAGATACGTTATAATTTTCAATATCTTTAATTTCATTTACCATATTTACAAATGATTCTCCACCGCTTTGTTGTTTAAATATATTATTACCACCTTGTTGTCCAAGATCTTTAAATAATTTTGAACTAGTTATTTTAAAAATAAGTCTACGCAGTTCATATTTTTTATCATTATATGTAATTTTAGAATTTTTAACAATATTCACAATTTTTTCTTTAATATCTATATTTTCTGATAAAAATAAACTCAACTCAAGCCTAAAAATATTATAACTCTCATTTTTAAAAATATGTTGTTTAACTCTTAATAGTCTAAAATCAAGATATTTTACTTGATTTTTACTAAAATAATTTATTTCTTTATCAATTTCTTCTTCTAAAGATTGAAATCTTACACTTAAACCTAATTTTTGAATATATTTTTCATCTACATTTTCAAATTTTATTGGAATAATTAATTCATTTTCAAGTAATATTGAAATAATATGTATATTTGTTTTATCTTTTTTATCATAGAAGACTATTTTTGGTATATATTCCATTTTAATAAGTTCATTTATTTTTTTTAATTCTTTAATTGTATCATCTAAATTTAAAAGTTTTCGATTAAATAATTCAATTGTTTCAAAACCATAATTGTAAGAAATACCTGAAGGATATACAGGTAATGTTATACCAGAATCTAATATTATATATTTACATTTATTTCTATCATCAATAATTTGCTTTTTAATTTTAATATTATTATTTTGTAATAAATTAATTATATTTTTATTGAATAAATAAAAGTTACCTATTATTTTACTGTAATATTTTTTAGTACAACTTTGATTATAATAATTTTTTAATTCATTAATTATATATATAACATTTTTATTAGAGTTATTAAAAATTTTCTCTAAAATTATTTTTTTATCTTTAGTTTCATCTTTTTTAACACGATAAATTGGAAAATAATTTTTATTATCTTTAATAATAATTATATAATCTCTATCTTCATTTAAATAATGATTATTTTCATAATTTAAGCAATTCATAAAATAACGCTCAATTATTTGATCTTTTTCTAAATTTTTTTTAACTATTAAATTTTTTTTCTCTAATATAAAATAATTTAATCCAGTTTTAGTTAAAACTCCTGGAATAGCAAATAATTCTCCTAAAATATCATATTCTAAATAATTAGATGATTCAATATAATTTATAAATTGCTCTTTAGTTTTAAATGATTCTTTAATATCTCCATTATTTAAATATGTAAAATAAATATTTTTATCATCATTATTCATAAAATTTATTGCAATTTTGATTAATTCCTCAATTGATTTTTCAAATATATTTGAAATTGTTGCAAGAAAGTTATATTTATCATTTTTAACAGTATATTTAAAAAAATATCCAGATTTTGATTCATATAAATAATGATTTTTTATTTTATTATCATGATTCCATGCCTTATTAAATAAAATATCTAAATATTTTGGTAAATATATAAATCTATTATCTTGAACTTTATTTGTATCTTGTAAAATATATAATTTTTCTCCAACAATAGATGGTGTATTATCAGTATTTTTATTTTGAGATTCTTCACCAATACATTTTAGATAGTAATTCTTTTTGGATTTATTTGCAGAGAACATTTGATCTTTTTTAAAACAACAAGGCATACATAAATCACTTGGATTATTACCTCTCGATAAAAATCCGATATACATAAACTCATTATTTTCAGAAGGATCACATGTATAAAAATTATATGTATTTTCATCACCAACTAATTTTAATGCTTTTAGTGTTACTTGATAAACTTTTTTCCTAATTGTTATATCAACAGTTTTTTCATAATAACCAGTTTTTTCATTTAATTTATAACCATTCTTTAATAGTTTTTCAGGAGAAGTACCTGAAATTATATGAGGTCTTCTTTTTTTATCATTACCACTATTTTGACAATTACGTGTCCATTGACTTTGACCTTTTTCAGGTTTAAATCCTAAACGTTTTTTATCAAGTGATGTAATTTGTTTAACTAAAGATGTACCTGCTTCGTAATTTACAATTTCTACAACTTTATTTCTTCTTTTTGCTATTTTAGTTAATGATTTTAGAAGATCTTTAATTTTTTCATATGATTTTTTCTTATATAAATATGTTTCTGAATATAAAAATATTAATACTTTCATAAAACTTACTATTTCTTCTAATTGTTCTTTTGTTCTTGCACCAGTTATTCTTATTTTATATTTATCTGTGTCTCTACCTTGTATATCTATACCTATACCAGGCGGTTTTGATTTTGGTAATGATTTTAATTTTTTTAATAATTTTTTTGATTTTTTAATAGCTTTACCATATCTATCTTTAACAAAATCTAATTCTTTTATTGTTTGTTCTTGGGTTATATTAAATTGTTTTGATATTTCATCTATTAAATCTCTTTCATTTAATTCATAATTTCTTAAAAAATATAATATTCTTAAATGTAATTTAGTTCTGTTTTCAAATTTACTAATTCTTTTGTATCTTAAATATGTACCAAATTTTGATGCTGATTCATTTGTTTCACCTTTTTTTGAAACACGTTTTTTTGGTTCAATAACAAGTGAAACATATGGGTAAAAAAATCTACAAAATTCTGATAAATCATTATGATTGATTTTAAAGTTTTCAGGTATTGAAAATTTTTGAATTGTATTAATAAATGCATATTTAAATTTATCATCAGAAGGCATTACAAATTTGATTTTTTTATTTTCATTATTAATTTTTTTTAATATATCTCTTACATATTCATAACTTTTAATTATATCATCTACAGTTGCTTTATCATCCTCTTTCCAAGTAATTTTATACTCTATTCTGCCAGATTCATGAAGATTAATTGCAACATATTTATCATTATTAACAAAAACTTTAAATGATATACCATATGGTACAATTTCAAACCATTTAGCTAATGTATCAGAATTTTCTATATTCTTAAGTTGTGTATAATATTTATATGTTATTTGACCATCAGGTGTTTGATATTGAATAAATGGATATTTTTCTGACAAAATAAAATTATCAAATATTCTGTATAAGTTATATTTTGTATCAATATTTGTTCCTGTTAAATTTTTGGGATCATTTATGTTTACATGAATATTTGATTGTATTATATGATTAGGCAAAAAATATTTATCAAATTTTTGTAAATCATCTTTTGATTTTTCTACTGTTGTATAAATTTCTTTTTCAATTTTACAATCATTCTTTAATAATAAATATTCCGATTCTATTAAAGCTAATTCATTTTGTCCTTTACCATTTAATAATTTAACTATACCCTCAAATCTTTCAAATGTTATTAAAGGAAAATAAATATTTATATAAACATCAAATAAATTTCTTTTGCTTTCTGCATCAGAATCATAATTTGTTCCTAAATCATTAAAAATATCTAACATAAATATTTCATTCATTGTCATAAAGTCATCATAAAATCTTAATATATTTGTCTCATCATCTTCTCTTTTTATCTTATAACCAAAAGCATCTTTTAAATAAGATAAATTATTTCTTAATTTTTCATAAACTTTTAAGTTTTCATTTGGTTTTATATCAATTTTTAATAATTCATTTCTTCTAATCCATTTTTGTCCAATCATTATTTCTTCTTTTCCATTAATACCATTATATTCAGACCAAAAATATTGTGCTTCAGGTATTAATTTTATTCCTTTACCAAAAATATCAGATAATTCAATTGTTGTACATATTTTATTTTTAATAACTTTTATATTATCATCTTTAAAAATATATTCATCTGTTATATAAAACTTATTATATACATCTTCTAAATTTGCATTAAAATTCATATTATCTAATTTTTTATCATATTTTAATTCAAAATCATCTATTTTTTTTTCCCATTTTTTATCATTTATTGCTTCACTAATTAATTTTTGTGTTTCTTGAATTGTTTTATTACTTTCTAAATTTTCATTACTATATAATTTAACAATTTCATCTAAATCAAAATCTTCTTCTACCATTTCATCTAGATCTTCTTCATTTAATTCTTCTTCTTCGTCATCTTTTTTTTTTTTTTTTTTTTTTTTTTTTTTTTTGTTTTTTTTCCTTTTATATTGTTATCAACTATATCATCTATATCATCAGTTAAATCATCTATATCATCATCATCTTCATAACCACCAATTAATTCTTTATCTTCTTCATTCAATTCTTTATTTTCTTTATTTAATAATTGATCATCTTCATTTAATAATTGATCATCTTCATTTAATAATTGATCATCTTCATTTAATAATTGATCATCTTCATTTAATTTATGATCTTCTTCAGATTCTAAAATTTCTGAAAGATTTATTTTATCATTTTGTGTTATAGTTCTAAAATCAATTTCTGGTTTTTTATTTGATAAAATAATTTTTTTCTTATCTAATAAATTTTCATAATAACTTGCAGCAAAAGAATATGAAATTTTTTTAAAATTGCCAACATTTATATGTTTTTTATACCATTCATCACCAAATTTTGATATTATTTGTTTCTTTTTAATAGCAGTTCCATCAATTTGCTTAATTTGTGATTTTAAATGATAACTAATAAAAAATTTTTGATACCAAAATTCTCCATAATATTTTTCTAATTCTCCATATTGTTTATTATTCAAAACTACTAAACTATTAAAAAAATCTTTATTTTCAATTATTTTAAGTATTTTAGTTAGTTCTTCAGATAATAATGAACCTATAAAAATAAATACTTTATATTGTATACTTCTGTTATTATTTTTAAACTTATGTATAATTTTAATTGGATCTTTCATAATATTTAATAATGAGAAAATATATATATATAAATTATTTTAATTAAATAATTTAAAAATATTATATTATTGATGATGACAACATCATTCCACAATACTCAACTGGATTGTTTTCATAATCATCATATTTATATATACCAATAACTGTACCTTGTTCACATAAAAATTTAAAAATCTTTTTAAATAAATCACCATGACCTATTTCAGGACAAGCTATGTGTGCCATTTCATGAATTGTTACATACATCATTAAATTTATATTATGAATTGATCCAGTTTTTTTACTTTTTAAACAGAGTGCAATTTCTTCACCTTTATTTACACTAAATGATGTTAAATCTGATTTGGGATCATTTTCGTAAATTAATGTTCTATCTTTATCTAAATTTCGATTTAGTTGCTTTATATACTCTCTCATATCAGGGAACTTTTCTATATTTTGATATAAATAGTCTTTTAATTTAAACATATTATTTGTTATTTCTTCTAATAATTTAGCAGATTCATTTTTTTGTTCGTCATTATAAACTAAATATTTAGTAAAATTGTCAGAACCTGTAACTAATACTACATTTTTTTTATTATAAAATAAAAATATATAAATAAAAATTATTATAACAGCTATTAGAATACTTTCTTTCATTAAATTATATAAAACTAGAAATTAATTTATATATAAATAAAAATATAAAAAAAATTTCTAACCAACATTATATATTATGGGGGCATCTAATTCCTTACCACAAACTGAAACCATTAATTGGAAAAATCTTAAAACAGAACAAATTAGTGATATTCCAAATTTATATGGTATTTCAGCAGAAGCTAATAGATTAGTTGAAAAAATTAATGTACCAAAATTATCTGAATCAAGTAGTACTGATCTTGACCATTTATTTTTAAACAAAAATGATAATAATGTTACATATGATAAAGTTTCTGAAAATTTTTCAAGTACTTCACCTTTTATTTCTTCTGAAATGTATAAATATGTTATGAATAAATATCAACAACAAAATATGGTTGGTGGTGCTACAAATGATTTAAATGATGAAAGTGAAACTACAAGTACATCATCATCATCTGAATCTAGTGATTCATCCTCTTCTACTCCAATTAAACAAAAACCTGCTAAAGGAAAAGCTAAAGGGAAAAAAACCAAAACAACTAAAAAAAATACTGATGCATTTTTAGATTATATTTCATCTTCAGCACACACTGGTGGATCTATTACTGATAACTCATCTGTTACTAATGAAAATAATATCACAGTATCTTCTGTAAGAACTAGTCAAATTAATTTAATCTCTGAATAAATATATTTTTTATTAATTATTATTGATAATAAATATACTTAATAAAGTATTAGGATATTCTATTCTAAAACCTGAAGCTTTTTCATGCCCACCACCACCAAAATGTTTTGCAATAAGTGATAAATCAGGACTATTATCATGACCTCTCAAACTTACAAACCATGCTTGTGTATCAACATTATAATTCCATACAACTCCAAAATCAGGTAAATTACCATTTTTTAATGGTTTATTTGCTAATTTATTTCCTAAATCAGATACCATCCCTCCAATTATATGTCCAATTCTTACATTATAAATATATTCATCTATTTTTAATGTTGCTTCATATGAATAATTAACTTCGTTTTCAATTAGTTTTTGTTGATATTGATTGATTATTAATCCTATATTAACCAATCCATTAATATCACTTTCATCATAATTATTTAATAAATCTAATTTATTTAAATCCTCATTTATAAAATAGTTGTTAAATTCAAATGCAGATGATATTTCTTTTGAATTTGGTAATTCCCATCTCCATAAATCTCTATCACCTACATAATCAATAAACCATGCTCTTTTCACACCTTCAAAGAAAAAATCCCAAGCAATTTGTGCACCTGATTTATTCATATCAAATATCATTTTTAAGTTTTCAATCTTTTCTAAAAAATCTTTATTTTTTATATATGTATCATATGCACTTTTATGATGATCCAAAACAGTGATACTTTTTGCTAATTTTGTATGAACTAATATATAATTAATTGATGGACAAACATCAATAAAAATAATATCTTTTTTTTTAGTATCAAAAACAGGATCTATTCCTGCTTTCATACTTACTTTTTCAAATTCATTATTAGTGTACAAATGAGCACACCATAAACCAGAAACTCCGTCTGGACAACATTTATGATAAACAATTGTATCAAATTTAATACTCATAATGATTAAATTATTAATTATTGTATAAAATATTCAATTTTTACAATTGCTTCATAAATGTAATTATAAATATTGATAATTTATGAATATCTTTAATTTCAGAAATATTTTTATAAAAAAAATAGTTACTATTCGTTTACTAATTATGTAATTTATATCAATAACAAGTATCTAATCAAACTATTAATGAAAGAATAATAAAAAATTGAATAATTTATTTATAATAATAAAATTAAATTAATATGTCAAGATTTGTAAAAAAATTAATGAAAGATTATGAAGATATAAATAAAGATCCAATTGAAAATGTTAAAGTAGCTTGTAAAGATAATGATTTATATCAGTGTTATTGTTTATTTCATAGTTTAAAAGATGAATATGATGAAGGAGAATACATTTTACATATTAAATTATCACACAGACATCCAATGGAACCACCTGACTTTTTCTTTTTAACACCTAATGGAAGATTTGAGATTAATAAAAAATTATGTTTTAGTAATTCAGGTTATCATTCTGAATCATGGTCCCCAATGTGGAATTTAAGAACTATTATCTTAGGATTTCTTTCTTTTTTCTTAGAAAAACAATCAACAGGAATTGGTCATATAACTGTAGATGATATTGAAAAAAAAAAGAAAATGGCTATTCACTCAAAAGAATATAATATAACAAAACTAAACGAATTATATATTTTATTTATTTAAAAAATTGAATATTTATTTTATATAGTAATAAATATATTCATATGTTATCATTTCTATTAGATAATTATAAAATTTGGTCTTTGAGAAAAAAATATAATTATTTATCAGATATTATTGATGAAATTTATATTGATAATAAGATTTATTATGGTCATAATTTAAAATTATTAGATTGTTATTGTGGTGAACATATTAATTATGTTAAACTTGAACTCAATAATAAATATAAAAATATAGATTTTTTTTTTGTACATAAATCAATTAAAGAAAATAAATATTTATGTGCAAATATCAATATGATATATGTAATTTTTGACGATTTTTATCAAGTTATAGAATTTAAAGGTATTGATCATAGAAAAAATAATTATCATAATATACTAAGAAAAAATTGAATTTTGTTTATTTAATTTCAATAATATTATAAATATGATAATCAATTGCACTTTTAAGCTCGCATATACATGTAAGACATTTTCACGAAAAATTAATTTTAATTATTCTATCAAAAAACTAAAAGAACTTATTAAAAATGATGTTTTATCGCATATGAATATAATTAATTTTAACATAATATTAGCTGGAACACAAAGTGGTGAAAAAAATGATCCATTAGATGTAACAATAGATAATATTGCATTATATAGTATTATTCCACTCTATGGTAATACTTGTACATTTTATATCAAAGAATTATGTGAACATAATGATCGCTCCACTTTATTAAATCATAATAATGATTGTCCTGTTTGTTATTCTAATTTAAGACCTATTGAAACAATTACACTTGGATGTAATCACCAAATTTGTAGAAACTGTATTTCATCATGGTTTCGTACAGGTTCTATTACATGTCCTTATTGTAGATCATAAAGATTATTATATATAACTATAAGAGTTGATACTTTTAGTTTTTGTGTGAGTTTATTTATAAAATCGCACATAACCTAATTAAAAAGTTGTTTACCTGTTGCTAATTCTTGACATATCATTCCAAGTGCACCAATCATAGCTAATCTTCCGTTATTTAATTCTTTATCCATTTGATTACCAATTAAAGGATCATCAATATTCCATAATTTAAAACCTAAATCACCTGGTTGGTAATCATCTTTCAAAGCAAATGGCTTTTCATATGGATTTACCCATCCACGTAGCATTGATGAAAATTCACTCATAAACATTAGTGAAACTAAACTTAACTGTGTTATATTAGGTAACTCTTGAAATTGATTAATAGCAAGACCATCTGTAAATTGTTCTATTGTGGGTAATATAATTGATGCTAACATTGCTATACGCCCATGTTTTAATTCAGCTTCTCGTAAAAATACTGGGCTTACCCCTTTAAACAAATTATTAGAATTAAATAATTGACTATTTTCGAATGGCGGTGTTACACCTCTAATTAGTGGTTTAACATTAGTATTCTTAACATTAGGAGATAGAGCAAGTGATGTATATAAAAATATCATAAAAGTAGTAAATCTAAACATATACTATTAATATAATTATATCTTTAAGCCAATTTGTAAAAGATAAATAATATATTACTTATGGTAGAATTTTATGAAACTTTTAGATATAATATACAATTAGAACATCAAAATATACAATTAGAACATCAAAATATACAATTAGAACATCAAAATATACTTTAAGATAATCAAGATAAATTTTATGATGTTAGAAACAATTATATTAATTTAAAAATAAGTAAAAAGGATAGTTATAATGATATATCAAGATGATAATAATTATTATCTAATTTATTTTAATGATATATGATTATATAATTATTGGAGCTGGTATATCTGGTTTATATACTGCATATAAAATATTAAAACAAAATAAAAATGCAAAAATAATAATATTAGAAAAAAATTGTGTAGGAGGCAGAATGAATGTTTATAATTTTTGTGGTACAAATGTAAATATTGGAGCTGGAATTGGAAGAAAAAATAAAGATTATTTACTAATAAATCTTTTATCTGAATTAAATGTAGGATCAACAGCTGTAAAATTTAATGTAAATTATAGCTCCAATATAAGTAAAATTGATTTTAAAAAAGTATATAGTGATTTAAAAAAAAATTATAACAAAGAAACACATAAAAATTTAACATTTAAAAAATATGGAAAATTAATTTTAGGAAATGAAGTTTATACAAAATTTGTTAGATTTATGGGTTACTCAGATTATGAAAATGAAGATGCTTATGAAACAATATTTCATTATGGTTTTGAAGATAATATATCTGGTTCTGAAATATTATATATTAAATGGAATGAATTATTAGATGCATTATGTAAACAAATTAGTTATGATAAAATAAAATTAGGTTTTACTGCAATAAATATTGAATCTGATGATGATAAATATATTGTTGAAACAAATAAAAATAAAGAATTTATTGGAAAAAAAATTATAATTGCAACAACAATTGATACAGTTAAACAACTATTACCAAATTATAGTATATTTAATAATATTAAAGGACAAACCTTTTTAAGAACATATGGTAAATTTGACGAAAAATCAACAAAAATAATAAATGATTTAATTAATGGATATACTATTGTAAATGGTCCATTAAAAAAAATTATTCCAATAAATAAAGAAAAAGGAATATATATGATTGCATACACTGATAATAAAGATGCAATATATTTTAGTGAAAAACTAAATAATAAAAATTTTTTTTGTAAAGAACTTGAAAAAACTTTAAATCTAAATGATAAATCATTAAAATTAGAAGCAATAAAATCATTTTATTGGGAAGTTGGTACTCATTATTATAAACCATTACCTGAAAAATATAAATCCAGAAAAGAATTTATTAAGTTATGTCAAAATCCTAAAAAAAATATTTTTGTTGTTGGTGAATTATTAAGCACAAATCAAGGATGGATACAAGGTGCTCTTGAAAGTGTTGAAAATATTATTAATTTAGTTTATACAAATTTATAAATATAAAGAGCACTAACATCATTTAATTTATATCATAAAATCTTTTATAAAATTCATTGTAATCAAAAGTACTTGTATCAATAATATTGATTAAACCTGTTTTTATATTATAAATACATACTTTATTAATTTGAATTCCTTTTTTATAAATCAAATAACCATATGTTAATATTTGACAAACATTTTGTAAATTACATGTTTCACTTTCAGAAAATTTTATTTCAATAAGTATATCATCAAATACTAAGTCTACTACAGCTTTTAATTTATCAAAATTAATATTGTAGTTTGAAAAAATAGTTTTTGGTTTAAACATTTCAACAAGTTTAATAATACCTATTTCTAATTCTTTATAAAATTTTAAAGATTCATCATTTATTAGTAACTTTTTAATTTGGGATTGATCATTTATTCCATTTAAAGCAATATGTAAAATATTTTCAAACATATTTGACCAATGAGTATTTTCATCTATATATTCATAATAAATTTTTTCTTTATGAATACAATTTAAATCAAATTTTTTCATCTTTTCCGGAAAATTATTATGAAGTATTTTTGGAATTAAATAATAAAAAAAAGTTCCAATATATTTTTTATTTTTTATATCATTAATTTTAAATAAAAATTCATTATGTAATGATTTTTCTTTAACATTTAAATTTTTTAATAATTCACAAATATTTTGATGCCCATAATTTTTTATAATTGTTGACACATCTTTTGGTATATGATTTAATAATAATATATTACTATCATCGTTTAACATATTTCCAATAAATAATTTGTTATCAAGCTCTCTTAAAAATGGTGATACATTTGTATTTTGATCAATATGATATGTAATTGTTAAATATTTTTTTGCTCTAGAACATGCAACATAAAATAATCTTCTTTCTTCCTCCATATCATCAAGTTCATCTTTAAAATAAGATGTTCTAATTGATGGGAAATCAATATTATTTACATCAATAACATAAACATAATTCCATTCTAAACCTTTTGATCCATGAACAGTTGATAAAAAAACTTTATTATCAATATCAATTTCTATATTTCTATTAAGATATAAATCATTAATAAATTCATTTAATGTAGAGTTTCTTAAAAAAAATAATAAATTTAAAATATCTCTACGTTCACTTTCAAAATTTCTATTTTTAATAAACCATAAATTTTCTAAATATGATAATATATATTTTGCTTTTTCTGATTCTTTATTAATATTTTTTATTTGATTAAAAAATGATATTAATGTTAACATTTCATTATTTGTACTTGATAATTCTTTTATTTTTGTTTGCATATCATTTGTTGAATCAACTAATTCATTTGCTTTGTTAATATTCCATCCTTTATGCAAACTAATAATACGTTTCCAATGAATTGAACTTTTTTTATTATTTAAAATTATAATAAATGCTAAAAAATCTTTAATGTGTGTTTTATCAAGTAAGGATATTCCTAATTGTTTAACAAATGGTAACTTACTTGATAATAATTCAAATTCTATTTTATCTAATATATCATTTTTACGTGCTAAAATAACAATTTCTGATAATTTAACACCACTATTATATTTATCAATAATATCATTTATAACCCATCTATATTGATCTTCTCTAGTTGTGAATTCTTTTGTAAATTTTTTTTCAAATGCGTGGATATCTGGTAACATACCATTTTCTTTTTGTATTGATTTTACTTCTTTCTTAAATTGATTAGTATTTTTTTTTATAATTTCTTCACAAAAATTAACAATTGCGGGTGTAGATCTATAATTTTCAACTAGTAAATATTTCTCATTTGGTGTAAAATTATTTGGAAAATCTAAAATAAAGTTAACTGAAGAACCTCTAAATGAATATATAGATTGGGCATCATCACCAACTACCATAATTTTAGATTTTCCTTTAAAAACTGATAATATATAATTTTGTATTGGATTAATATCTTGATACTCATCAAAAAATACATATTTAATTTGATTTTTAAATTCATCACTTTTATTATTTTTTAAAAAATCACAAAACATTATCATTAAATCATTAAAATCAATATAATTTTCTTGTTTTTTTCTTTTACAAAATGCTTTATATATTTGTTGTACAAGTGATACATATTTTAATAAATTTATTTTTTTTAATACAGCCTTAAAGTTTAATGGAAATGTTGTTGAAACTTGGTCTATAATAAAACATATTTTAGATTTAATTATTTTTATGTCTTCATTATCAATTTGATCATTAATTGGTAAACATGAAAGAAAAATATTTGTTTCATTTTTTATTAATTCTTTAGTTTCATGTTCATCTAAAATAGTGTAATTTATGCTATAATATTTTTGTAAAATTCTATAACTTAAACCATGTAATGATCCAACATAAAATGGTAATTTATTGGGTATTACTTCTTCCATTCTTTTCAACATTTCTTGTCCTGCTTTATTAGTAAATGTTATTAACAAAACACTTTCTGGTTTTACTTCTTTAACAACAACCATATTTATATATCTTGAAATTAATGTATGTGTTTTACCTGCACCAGGACATGCTATTACTAAAATATTGTCAAATTCGGCTTCAACTATTTTTTTTTGTTGTTCACTTAATGTCAACGAATGTATAATTTCTTTTTCTGAAAACTTTGATATTTCTTTTTCTATATTTATAAGATCATTTTGTAATGAATATATTTTCTTTTGATATTTGCTTGTCAGAGATAATATTTCTTCTCTCTTTTTTTTTAATTCATCCATAATATTTATAAATATATTTCTTTATCCTATATTATTTTTATAATTAAATATTATATAGTTATAATGTTATGTAATATATTTTGGATCGATATCTAAATTATTTTTTTGACAATATACTAAATTATAACTAATATTATCACGTGTTATTTATACAAGCATTGATTATATAAATAAAAACTAAGTATTAGTTGTATACCTATTTAATGTTGATTTTAGGCGGTCTATAGCAAATTCTATTTTCCCCTTGATAATTTGTATATCTTTAGGTATTTGTAATGGTAATTTAGATAAATCTTGTATAATTTTATTTTTTAGTTCAGGGGTTATTTGCAAACCAACTTCATTTATACTATCAATATTCCATCCGTGATTAAATAATAATCGAATTTCATCAATTGTAAAGTTTAATCCACCTTGATGTAAACTTTTAAATAAATTATTATAGATTTCTTCTTTTCTATGGAGCTCTTCTATTAAATCTTTAATATTATTTTCTTGGATTGTAATATCTCTTAGATAATCTAAATTTTTTTTTGAATTATCAACATATGCTGGTTGACCTAATGCAATTGCTTTTTGTGCTTCTGCAATTATTCCAGCAATATATGATGGGTTTGTATCTTGCATTTCTAGAGAATCTATAACTCCTTTTTCAAAACCAGCTTTTATTAATAAATTTTTTTCTTCATCTGTCAACAACCCACCATATTGTTTCTTTAATACTAAATATTTATTTTTGTATTTTAAATATTTGACTTTATAGTTCATATATATTATAATAGAAAAATCAAAATAATATTATTATCTCTAAAGAATATAAATTTTTATGAAATAAATTAAAACTCTGTAAGTATTTTAGAATTTAAATATTGAATAAATTGCCTATCTTGAATTGGATTTTGAGAAAGATTAATAAATACTAAATTTTGTAAATTTTGAAAAGTCTGTGGATTAATACTTTTTATTCTATTATTAGTAAGAAAAACACCTTCTAAAGAATGTAAATTTTGAAAAGTCATAGAATCAATAATTTCTATTCGATTATCACTAAGATCAATAATTTTTAATTTTGATAAATTTTGAAAAGTCAAAGGATTAATAGTTTTAATTTTATTATTTCCAAGGCCAATGAATCTTAAATTAGGTAAATTTTGAAAAGTTTGAGGGTTAATAATTTGAATTTTATTATTACCAAGATAAATACTTTCTAAAGAATGTAAATTTTGAAAAGTTTGATCATTAATTTTTTTTATTTTATTATTTTCAAGTTTAATCTTACGTAAATTATTTAAACCTTGAAAAGTTTGAGGCTCAATAATTTGAATTTGATTATCAATAAGATTAATTTCTATTAAATTATTTAAATTTTGAAAAGTTCGAGGATCAATATTTTGAATTTGATTACTTCTAAGTAGAATTTTTTCTAAAAAATGTAAATTTTGAAAAGTTCTAAAATTGATATTTTTAATTCTATTAAAAGAAAGATTTATTAGTCTTAAATCATTTAAACCTTGGAAAACTTGAAAATCAATTGCTTCAATTAGATTTTGTTCAAGATTAATAATTTTTAAATCATTTATATACCGATATCTTTTTAATAAATAATTTCTATTTAATCTTACCTGCGGTAAAATTTGAGGATAAAAAACAGTATCAATACGACAAATAGGACATGAACATTTATTTGGAGTTGTATAACACCATTCTGTAATACATACAGTATGAAATAAATGTAAATTTTCACATTGAGTTACATCAAGATCATAAATTCCTTCTTCAATTTGTTTCAAACATATTCCACATATATAATCTTCATTATCAGTTGTTGGTGCTTCAGGTAGATTCTTAAAAGCTGAACCAAACTGATTTTTTATTTGCAAATATTTGTTTTTGTATTTTAAATATTTATTATAATATTTATTCATATATTAACATATTTAATAAAAAATTAATTAAAACACCAATTGCATATAGGTCGAGGTTTCTTTGTTTTAATACTAAAATGTGGTTTAAAATTATTAATTGATACTTTATTTTTACAATTTCTTATTTTACATTTTATTATATCATCTTGATCTTCAAAATAATCTGCAATTATATCATTGCACATTTGTTGATCAACCCATTGATCCCAATTTGTTGATGACATAGATTGATTACATGATGGACAAATTGGTTTTAAATTTTTTGCTTCAATAGTACCACCATTATGTAAACTAATAATATGACCACATTGCCAACTATTTGAGATATCTAAAGATAATACACGGGAACAGTTATAAATGGGACATTTACCACTTGTTTTTGATTCAAATTCTTGTGACCAAACGTGTCTTTGTAATTCTTTACTAATTGATTCTCTTTTTTTATAGTTATGTATTGGTTTTATTTTATCATTACATAAGTAATCAATAAAATTATTATTTTTAATAAACATGCAACTTAATGATTCAATACTTTTAATTTCATTAACTTTAAATAATTCTTTATTTGTATGATATTGTTCTAAATATTCTATTTTATTAAAAAATTCTTTTTCTTTTTCTTTAATAAAATTATATATTTCTTTTGATTCCTTAAATTTATAATTTTCTTTTATATTATTAATTATATTTCGATTAATTAATAAATCAATAAATTCCGATGGTGAGTATAATGATTTTTTTGTTGAAGAACTTTTAGATAGAAAATTATTATCATTAGTTATAATTGCTTTGATTTCTTCATATATTTGTTTTTCAAAAATACCATAATAATTTATTAAACATTTTGCAGAATCTTTATTGATATCTTGAAATAGTTTATCTAATTCTGTTTTAGATTTAACATCAATAATAGCAACCAATAATGTATTATTAATATTTTGTTCTAATAATTTTATAGCCATTTCAATTCTATGTTGACCATCAATAACTAAATATTCTTCATGAGATCCTACAATATTATGGGCTATTGATATTAAACATCTTGAACTAAAATGATGAGAATTATTTTTATAACTTTCGACCATTTCATAAACTTTATCTTCATTAAGATCTGTTTGAAATTCTGGTATTTTTAATTCATTTCTGATTTCTTTCAATTCTTTAAAAGTCATACAAATCACTTTTGATCCAGATTTAATAGAAAGACATGGACTTCGAGAAATAAATTTATTCATATTCATTGTTTTGTTTTTTGTTAGCATATTTTATTAATTTATTAAATTAATAAAATTAATTAACAATTTTTTAAGTATTTTTATAACCATCAAAAATATGTGAACAATGAGATGGTGTTGATATTTTTGTACATTCTAAATATTCTTTTGTTAAAAGTAAATGTTTACAATGATCTGATGATGTTAATTTTGTACATTCTAAATATTCTTTTGTTAGTAGATCATCTCCTAAATTTTGTCTTGTAATAGTATTAGGTTCAGTTTTTGTAATAGTATTGTTTGTACTATTACCAAATATTCTACCCACAACATTGTGACCAATTGATGAACCTGTACCAAGTGCAAAACCATTTATCATTGAACCAATAAATGATCCATTATTTTCTTTTTGTGGTGGAACAATTTTATTATTAGAATTTAAAGGAGGGGGTGGTAATATTTTATTTTTTTTATTACTATAGTTTTTTGTCATATTATTATAATATATAATATATTTTTATTTATATTTATATTTCAATATCACTATCATCACTGTCACTATCTATTTTTTCAATTAATTTTATATTTTTCAATGATTATAACTTCTTTTTGTCAGATCCATTATAAATTGCTAATTTAATTGCATCCATTTTATATGCTTTATAATTAGAATATACACGATCATTTTCTGGATCTTTATTTTTACATTTTTGTTCGTGGGACCATCACGATTGTTTATGTTTATAGTTATTACCGCAATGAGAACATGTATATATTTTAAGTTGACTTACTTTTGACTGTCTTACATCACTATGAAATTTATTGTTGTGATTACATAAGCTACTTGCACTAGAATATTTTTATTGCAAATTTACATATAAAAATTTTATTATTATTCACTTTTTTATTCATTATATATACGATATAAATTATATTCTTTAATAATTTTTAAAAGTGAATTAAAAATGAATTCACTTTTTACTTATGGGAGAGAGATGGGTAAAATAAAAAGATGTAATATTATTTTTTACACTATCAGTTGCTATTCTGTTATTTTGAATTTCATATATATGATCATTATAACTTTTACTAATTACAGCATATTGTTTATGAATCAATTTTTCTTTTCTTAATTTCGTTTTTGATATCTATTGAATTTTTTAATATATCTATTGATTTATTGATATCATCGATGTTTTGTTTATGTAATTCATAATTTGAATTTATTAATTCAGTATTAAGCTGAGTTAATTTATTTATTATATCAATTGATTCATTTAATTTAGCATGTAAAAGTTCACATGTATCATGCCAATCAGCAATATCATCATATAATGTTTGTTTAATTGAATTGCATTTAGAAGTAATATCAATTTTTTGTTTTTTTAATAGTTTAGGAAATGAAGAATACTTTATTATTTCATCAATATCATTTTCAATTGTTTTATATTTTTCTTCTTCTTCAAAATAACTATCTAGATTACAACTTGAAATTTTATCCAAGTATTTTTCTTCTATATCATAACTACCTGTCCATATTTTAATATCTTCACTATCCATAATATAATAAATATTAGTAAAAAATTTTTTTTTTCAATTTTTTAAAATTATTATCTAAGTATAGGTAAATGGAAAAAACAAACACAGGTATATGGGAAAAATTACCAAGTGAACTTTATGTTATCGGAGATATTCATGGTGATTTTTATGCATTAAAACAAGCACTAATAATGACAGGATGTGTATTATTTTCTGATATTAAAACAACAGATATTGTTAAACAATATGGTGAAGAAATTTTATTATTAGATGGGTGTGATTATTATAATAATGAAGACATAGACTGGAATAAAAATAAAAAAGATTGTATAATTGTATTCGCAGGTGATCTAATCGATCGGTGTAGAAATATAATAAATAATGTTTGTAGTTTAGTAGTTCATGATGAAGATTGTGATTATAAAATACTAAAATTACTTTTAGATTTAAATAATAAAGCAAAATTATATAATAGTAAAATTATTATTGTGTTAGGTAATCACGAAATAATGAATTTAGAAGAAAAATTAAATTACGTTAGTCGTAAAGCTTTAATAAATTTAGATTCACGTAAAAGTAATATTGCTTTATTGATAAAAGAAAATAAAGATAATTTATATGGTGTGGTAAGAATAGGTAAATATATCATATGTCACGGGGGTATTAATCCAAATTTTTTAGAAGAAAATAAACAATACTTTGATAATAATAAAGAATTTATTGAACATTATAACAATCATGTAAGAAATTTTTTGCTTAATCCAAATTATAAATTTAATTATTTAATAACAAATAAAGATAGTCCATTTTGGGATAGAACAAATGGAATAAATAATTTAGCTTTATCCGACTTAGAATGTAAAAAAATCTTTCAAGATAATATTTTAAATATTAAAGGTGATATTAGTAATTTAAAAATAATAGTTGCTCATTGTCCTCAAATAATTAATTCATCTAAAATGGGAATAAATGTAACAAACTGTGGTAGATTTCAAGATAAAATATGGAGAGTAGACATTGCAATGTCAAGAGCTTTTGATAATTATGTTTCAGAAGATATAATGAATATTTTATTAAATGAATTAAATGAAAAAATTAATAATAATTCTGAAATTGATTTAGAATTTATTTTAAAATTTAATGTTCCAAGAGAATCTACATTTGATAATGTACAATTATTAAACATAAATAGTAAATCAGAATCAATTATTATGGGAGAAGCAAGTTTAAGATATTTTTATAAAGATGTTTTTAAAAATCATACAACTTTAATGATATTATATTTATTACAAGATATTGAATCAAATTATAGTTATATATATGGTAATATTTTTAATCCAACACTTATTACAAAACAAAATATAGAAATAATAAATGACTTAAAAAAAAAAATACAAAATAAAATTTTTAGTAAAACACATACAAATTATTTTATTAATTATAAAAAATAACTATTATGAAAGCTATAAGTTTTATCTTAAAAATATAATCTTATTATTAATTAATGATAAATACTTTTTTTTTTAAAATAATATTATTTAATATAGTATTAATTAATGGATTTTTTATAAAATTCCCATTTGGACCAAAATTTAATGTAAAAGATAAAGAAGTTATAAAAAAAATAAATTATAAAATGACAGATTCTCAAGAAAATGTTATAAAAAATATTAATGGATTCTATGGGCTAATTGGTCCAAATGTTGATATAAATAATATAACAAATATATTTGATTTATTTACTGGTGATGGTTTAATACAGGGTATTTTTTTTGATAATAATGAAATAACATTAATAAAATATTTTATTAGAACAGATAAATTTAAATATGAAGAAGAAAATGGATGTATCCCTAATAATAGATTATTAAAATTAATATTTGAAATCTTTAGTACAGTTAATTTATTACCATCATTATTAGGTGTATCAAATACAGCATTACTAAATATTGACGATTATACATATGCATTATATGAAAGAGATGTTCCTTATAAAATTAAGATTGATTTTTCAAATAAACAAATTTATACTTTAAACAAAATGCCACTTAATAATATTACACACTTTTCTGCTCATTCAAAATATATTAATAATTATATAGAGACAATTGATTATGATGTATATACTAAAATGATATCATATTATAAATTAAATAATAACTTTGATATAATTAAAAATAAAAATATCAATACAAAATATTTACCTATTATTCATGATTTTATTAGTGATGAAAATAAAATTATTTTTATTGATTCACCATTAATTATTAATTATAAAGAAATATTCAACAAACCAATGCCTGTTAAATTAGATTCTACTAAAAATACTATTATAAATATATTAAATAAAAATACTATGGAAATTGAAAAATATAATGTAAATGAAAGTTTTTATATTTTTCATTATGCAAACTATAAAGAAAATAATACTTATATTAACATATATGCATCTATATATGATAACATTGATTTTAATGAATTAAATATTGAAGGAAAATATAGAGAAATTATCATTAATAAAAAAACTAAAAAAGTAGAAATTATTAAATATCTTGAATTTGAAGATATGAATTTAGAATTTCCAATTTTATTTAATAATAAGACATTATTGAGAAGTATTAATAATAATATACCAAATGGTTTTGTTATATGTGAAGGTATGAAAATCATAAAGAAAATAGAATTTGTAAATAAATTTATATGCGGTGAACCATCTATAAAAAAATTTGGTGATTATTATTATTTAATTGCTTTTTATTTTAGTATTTTTAACAATAAAGATAGTAAATTATTGATTTTAAATCTTGATACATATGAATATATTGATATACCGTTAAATGAAGAACTAAATTTAGGTTTTCATTCTATTTTTATAGATAATAAATAATTTATTCACTACCAAAATAAGCTCCTTTACCTATATTAAAATCTGTTAATCTTGTGATTGTTTCTTGTTTATTTTTCATTAAATCTTGAATAATATCTTTCATTGAAATCATACCAATAAAATTTTTATTTTTATCATCAGTAATTAATAAATGATGAATATTTTTAAATAACATTTTATTCATACAACTATCTAATGAATCACTTTTTTTTGCTATAATAATATTTCCACTATTTGTGCAAATATCTTTGACTTTTAAATTATTATTTTCTTTATTTAAAGCTGCAACTTTGTTTATATAATCACGTTTTGATAATACACCAACTAAAAGTTCATTATCATCAACAACTGCCAATGAACTTATATTTAGAGCACTAAAACGTAATACTGCCTCTTGTAATGGTCTATCTTGATTGATCTTAAAATCTACTTTAGAATAGCATGATTTTTTAAATATATCATATGCATTTGAACTAGTTTTTGAATAACTAGAAAAATTTTTAATTCCATTTTTTAATACTGAATTCATACTGTGTATAAATATTATTATCAATATATCTTTAAATAATTTATTTATTAAGAGAATATCAATTTATCAATAGTTGTTCTTACACAAAAAAGTCTATGTAAAATAATACCAAGTAAAAATAATACTAATAATACTTCCTTAAAATCTTGGTTAAAATATTTTGAAATACCATAAGCTACACCAATTGTACATAGAATATCAACTATTGCTAAATCAAATAGTCTATGTGCATGTACGCCTTTATTTGGTTCTCCAAATATGTACTTATATGGACATAAAGTAGTTTCCATTATATTTAAATATAAAAAAATTGTTTAAAAAAACATTTAGTCTAAATATTATAAAAGTATGTGTGGAATATGGACATTTATTAATCCAGAAGGTTGTGATCTTACGAAACTATTTGGTGATTTTATGAAGATCAAGAATAGAGGACCAGATTTTAGTAATTTTCAAATTTATAATAACGTAATTGTAGGGTTTCATAGACTATCAATTATGGATTTAAGTTTTAAATCAAATCAGCCTTATGTTTTAAAAGATAATAATAAAACAATTGTATTTATTTGTAATGGAGAAATTTATAATTATAAAGAATTAATATCCACTTATAGTTTACCTATTAATACAAAAAGTGATTGTTTAACAATACCTCAACTATATTTAAAATTATCATTTAATGAATTTTTAGAATTATTTATTGATGATATCAAAGGAGAATTTGCATTTGTACTTTTTGAATTTGATGAAAATAATAAATTATTAAATTTAATTTCTGGAAGAGATAGTATTGGTATTAGACCTTTATATTACTCAGAACCAAAAACTTGTAAAGAACCAATTTTATATTCATCTGAAATTAAAGGGTGTGATAGTTTTGATGGTAATATTAAAGAATTCCCACCAGGGCATGTAATTTATTATAATTTTAAAGATGAAAAAACTCCTATTAAATCTTTTGAATTTAATATGTTATACAAAAATATCAAAAATACTTATTTACCAGAAATTGATGCATTAAAAAATATTAAAATAAGTGTAATCAATTCAATTACTAGACGTTTAGATTCTGATCAACCAATGGCATTTCTATTATCAGGTGGTGTTGATTCAAGTTTAGTTGCTTCTGTTGCATCAAAAGTAATGAACAAAAAAATTAGAACATTTTGTTGTGGTATGAATCATGGCAGTGATTTAAAATATGCTAAAATGGTTGCTGACCATATTGGTTCTGATCATACTGAAGTAATATTTTCACCGGAAGAAGGTTTACAAGCAATTAATGATGCTATATATACAACAGAAACATGGGATACAACTACAATTAGAGCATCTGTTGGTCAATATTTAGTTAGTAAATATATTAGTCAAAATACTGATGCAAAAGTTTTATTTGTTGGTGAAGGTCCAGATGAAGTTTGTTCATCATACTTGTTTAATTATTATGCTCCTGATCCTGAACAAATTCATTCAACAGCAATTGAATATGTTAATAAAATTCACTACTTTGATGTTAAAAGAAGTGATCGTTGTATAGCAAGATGGGGATTAGAGGCAAGAGTAGCTTTACTTGATCCAGAATTTATTGAAGCCTATTGGAAAATTCCATCAAGAGAAAGACATCCATTAACAAAAGGTGTTGAAAAATGGTGGTTAAGACAAGCATTTGAATATGATAATTTATTACCTAAAGAAGTACTTTGGCGTAAAAAAGAAGCATTTAGTGATGGTGTAAGTGGAACTGAAAATTCTTGGTTTCAAATTATTCAAGAATATATTCAAGAAAAATATGGTATGACCGAAAAAGAATATTATAAATATAAATTTATTGAATTTTTTGGTGAAAAAAGATTAAATATTATTCCACATTATTGGCAACCTAAATGGAATAAAGATGGTACTGTTGTTTCGAATTATGTTGATCCTTCAGCAAGAACATTAGATATTTATAATAAAAAAACTATTTAAATTTATATATTATTTTAGGTTGTTTATATTTTTCATTTTTGTAATTTAAATTATTTATTATTTTAGGTTTTTGGTATTTTTCTTTTTTATAAGTTAAATTATTAACTATTTTATGTTTATTTATCAAATAAAAATAAAAAATTAGTCTTAACATTATATTTATATTTATAATTTATAAGTATTAAACTTAAAAAATATTATAATAATATTTTTTAAAAATAATAATCTTCAATAGTTTGTTTTCTTTCATTATCACCTTCTTGAGTTTTTTTAGTATCACCTTCTTGATTACTTTCATCATCACTTTCTTGTTCTGTATAATCATATTCTAGTTGAACAATATAATCAATTTCTTTTGAATCAAAACCAAAATTATCAACAAATCTAATATTATTTACAATCCATGAATTAGGTATAAGTTCTCTTATTTGTTCTTCTTCAGTATTAGTTTTGCTTTTAACTAAATACAATGTATCTATTGTTTTAATTTGTTCGTTAGTTATATATCGATTAAGAATATTTTTAGACATTGGATGAAAATAAAAAACTATTTTACGACCATTTCTTTTAATTGGTGTACCACTTATTAATTTATTTAATTCTTCATTATTTTTAAGAATATCAGTAAAAATTTTTCTTTTTCCTTCTTTTTTAATAACTACTGTATCAACTTCTGCAGATAAATCCGAAGATTTTTTTGGTTTAATTAATGGTTCATATGATACACGTCTTAAGTACATCATTTTATTATTACCATAATTTTCAAAATCATAAAACATATTAATTGCATTTGTTATTATTCTATCATCTGAAAAAAGTCTAAATGCTAAATCTCTTAATGAACGATTTGATTTATCTAATGCTTCTAAAATTTTTTGTGCAATATTTTCATCTTTAAAATAAATATATTCTATTAAATCAATATTATTTTTTTTGATTAAAGTATGAAATATGGTGTTTCCATTTTTATCTATGTTTTGTAATATTTTTTCATCTGATGGAAATAAATAATCAATCATTTTTTTATCAGTACCATCTAAATTAATATATAGTTGTAATGGATATACATTATCTTCATCATTAATTATATTATTTAAAATTTCTTTTTGTAAAAGAAATTTTTTCATAAATCTGTTTATGTTTGATTTTTCTAAAGATTTAATTTCTGTAAAAATATCGGTAGATATTTTTTTTGATCCACCAATTTGCATTTTTAATTCTAAATATTTATGTTTATATTTTAAATATTTATTAAAATATGAATTCTTCATTAATTAATTTGATAAAATATTATTTTTTTTTAATAAATCAGCTATAATGAAAGCTAATTCCAAAGATTGCATACCATTTAACCTGGGATCACATTGAGAATAATAAGCCTTATTAAGATCGGATTCATTTATACTATTTATTTCCCCACCTGTACATTCTGTAACATTTTCATTTGTTAGCTCTAAATGCAAACCACCGGGATAGGTGCCCATTTTTTTGTGAATATTAAAAAACTCTATAACTTCATTTTTAATTAAATCAAACTCTCTAGTTTTAATTCCAGTTGCTGTTTTAATTGTATTTGCATGCATTGGATCACAACACCATACTACATTCAAAGCATTATTTTGAATTATTCTAATTAATTCTGGTAATTTTTGTTTTAATTTAATAGCACCCATTCTTGTTATTAATACAATACGTCCAGGTATATTATTTGGATTAAGTATTTTAAGCAATTTAACTAATTCTTCACTAGATATTTTTTCAGATAATTTAATACCTATTGGATTATTAATTCCTCTCATAAATTCTATATGAGCACCATCTAATTGTCTTGTTCTTTCTCCTAACCAAACTAAATGTGCAGAACAATCATA